CAATGCAAAATCAAATTTGTACGAGTTCGGTAGAACACCACACTATCCTTTTAGAACAAAAAGTAGTAAACAGTTTCAGGAGAAGTACGGTCATGTGGTTAGACGCATGAATGAGGAAGAAGATCGGCTCATCCTTTATGGTACACCACCTACGTATAAATTGGCCGATTATGCGCGAGCTATCAGAGATGGTACTTTTGCTCCGGATATTACATTGATGAACTCGATGAAATTCCTATGGAAGAAATTCTATATTTTCCTTAAATGGACAGCAGAAGCTGCAGTGTGGATGGCGGCAGGGACTTTAATTAGTACTTTGTCAGTAGCCGCACTGTGGGGAATACTTAAAATATTTGCAAAAACTAAATACGGTGTTCCATATCGCCCGTTGAGTGAACTGACTTTATACCCTGGTTATTCAACGGAATTCTTTGTTAGCTCGGGGGATTCGCACACCCCTAAGCATAAGAATCTCGTGAGAGAGTCTATTGAAGAAAAAGTGCGAGGCGTCTTGGAGCCTAAACTTACGTTTAAAGACAAGATAAGATCTTATCTTCGTCTCAATAAGATTTCTAAGAAAGAAGGAGACGCGTTGTTGTCCGAGATGAATGACGACTTACAATCACCCATGTCGCAAGATATTGCAATAAAAGTCCTTGACGATTTGGTACGGAAAAGAAGAAATAGAGAGTCACTTACTGGTGATGAATATCAGCATATTTACAACTATGCAAATGAGACTGCTCAATGCGGTCAGTGCAAATGCACTTACATAATCAGTGAGGGACATATATGTTCCAAACCATCGAAAGATGTAGAGTTGGAACAATTTCAACCTTCCCGTTTCACATTAAAAGTCTTAATAGATAATGCTATTAAGGATCCGGCCGAGTTGTACACAAATCCAAATTTTGTGGCTTCGTACGTGGCTCAGTTTCCAGCTGAGGCGCTAAACTTAAATCAACTTGAGTGGGATTATATGCGAATGAATCCAAACATCGTCAAAACATGGGCGTATGACCCTGAGTTGTTACGTCATCTTAAGATCGGACTTTTCTCAGTATTTTTAAAAGCTAAAATGATAGGGCCTCCCGCACATCAGAAAGAGGCTATGGCTTTTAGTAAGATATACGGAGACGAGTTGGTTAATGAATCGAGCTGTGACCCAAACATGACTAGTATTATCGAGTCAGTTATGTCAAAGAACGTGTGGGTTCTGAAAGCTGGAGGACAAGACGCAAGGTATAAACTGCGTTGTTTGCAAACTGGATCGTACCTGATCGTGCCATATCATTTCTTTAGGAAAATGGCAAGTGGCTCAACGATATCGTTAGCACGTCCAAGTCCTGGATCTTTTATTAAAGTGATGCTTATATATGATGAAAGCAGATTAGAACGTGTGCCTGATTCAGACATTAGTTTTTACCGACTGATGGCTAATGAAGTGCACCCTGCGGAAAATATAGCTCACCGATTTATTGGTGAAATGGACTTGGCGCGATTGAGCACGTTCCAAGCAACAATGGTAGTATTACCAGATGAAGGTGAACGAGAAAGAGAACTAATCTGCGATGGTGCTTATACCACTATTGGAGATCATCACACAGCGGGAGATTATAAGTTTAAATCTGCTGTCAGCATTATTTACAATGCGAATACCCTTAAAGGGCAATGCGGTTCACCCGTGTTTCACAATGTAAAGCATATACCAAGCAAAATTCTTGGGTTTCACATCCTAGGAATGACTAATGCTGGCGGAGGGATGGCAACAGCTCTCACGCGTGAGTTAGTTACTAAGTACACTAGATCGGGTTTAGAAACCCAGTGCTTAACTCTAGCTCCAACACCTTGGGTGCGACATACCAACGTCGTACCTGTTTTGTACCCTAGTGGGGCAACAACATTTTGCGGCATGGCTAACCCCTTGTTCAGGACGTTTATTCCTCACAGAACAACAATTGAAAAATCTGTCATTCATGGCAGAATTTTTGAACCAACCACGGCTCCTGCTATTTTATCAGGACTTGATCCTCGATTTGAAGGTGATGGGAGCCCATTATTTAGTGCGTTAGGAAAATATGGTAAGGATAAACCATATATTGACATGAAATCTTTGTGTATTCCTACTCGTGAAATGAGTGACGAACTCATATCCAAAATTCGCCCAGTCACACAGCTTGACCCTTTAACCTGTCTGGAAGCATGCAATGGATGTATGTTTACAGATTTAGGTCGGATTAATCTCGATGCCTCTCCAGGCTATTGGGAAAAAGTCGCACCTAAGGGACAAAGTGGAAAGCGTTGGCTTGTGACAACAACTGATGATGGTTCGATTACAGATGTTAATCCCTTGATTCATGATGCATTCTTTAGAGTTATGCTATCATTGGAAAAAGGTGAGATCATTCAGACGCCATCCATGATTAAACTTAAAGATGAGAGACGGAAATTTATTAAAATTTCAAAACCTCGTATTTATGAAGTTCGTTCTTTGGAAGACCAACTTGTTGGTCGTTCATTGTTTGGACAATTTGCAGCTTCAATCGCTGCTAATCCTGGAATAACGCCTGTTTGTATCGGAACAAATGTAGAAGGACCTCATTGGACAAGATTATACAATCGATTACGTACTACGAGTGCTGAGGTTTTTGATGGTGACTTTAAAGAGTTTGATGGCAGTATACCGCCAGAGCTCTATATAGGATGCGTTGATGCTATTAATGAGTGGTATGACATATATAGTGTACCAGAATACTCACTAACATTTAATTATGCAGGTGGTGTTTTAACAAAAACTTACACTAAAGAACAATTAGCATTTATGCGTTTTGTTTATGTCATGTCTATGATTTATAGCCCTCACCTTTTGTGTGAAGCCGTATTCATTTGTATGCTCGGATTGCCGTCAGGATCTTTTTTGACTTCAATCTTGGGATCGCTGATCAACTGGATGTTATTCCTCTGGGCATTTTATGCTTTGAGACCTTCAAGTGAGGCGGTGAGATTTTGTGAGGCCATAGCGTTAGCTACTTATGGCGATGATGTAATAGACTCTGTCGCACATCCAGTGCGATGGTGGTTTAATTTTAAAACTATAGCGATGTATTTTGCATCGTTTGGAATTATAATGACATCAGCCGTTAAGACTGACGCAGGTGGTTTCGTGGATCTAACCGATACCCAGTTTTTGAAACGCAAATTTGTCCAATATCCCGGAATCCCGGTAATGTTGGCCCCAATAGAGAAGGCAACTATTCAGGAATTAACAAACTGGATACGTAAGTCGCCTGACCCAATCCATCAAACTTTTGTAAATTGTAGCATGGCGCTACGGTTTGCATACCATCACGGACCAAAGTACTTTCGAAGTATACGTACAAAAATTGTTGTCGCTATGCGAGATTTTAGATTAGAATCTTCGTTCCCCGTTTATGAGGAGTTAGACAAGGAGTTTTTGAGTCAATTTGACGTGGATTAAAGTAGATTGCAAAATTATTACTATGTGTTATTAGTAACCCGCAACAAAGCTGAAGTTTGTGTAAACATGGAGATTATGTCATAAGTGTTTGCATGAATTAAGCGAAGAAAATACAAAAAAATTTATAAAACGTGAACGTTTTTATGTTTCTTTTCTGTTAGTTATGTG